TATGCCGATGGGTGGTATGCCGGGCGCGCCCATGCCGAATATGCCTCCGATGCCCCGCAAGTCTGGTGGTCGCATCACCCCCAAGGCAAAGTCCTTTGAGGATATGAAGGCTGGCGCTGGTTCTGGCGAGGGTCGCCTCCAGAAGGCGGACATTGCTGAATACAAGCGCGGCAAGCATCGCGCTGGTGGCAAGGTCTATCGCAGCTACAAGGACATGGATGCGGGCGCTGGCTCGGGTCTGGGTCGGCTTGAAAAGTCGGAGATTCAAGCTCGGAAACACTAATTCGCGGCGAGCGGCCACTAGTCGCGAATCGGGACAGGAGTTCAGGCATCCCCCTCTGGCTCCTGTCCCACCTACATCATAAGGGGGTATCGCAGAGTGGGGGCGATATGCTGACACAGGTAGCGTTCTACCAAACGGAGCTTCGTAAGCTCCTTATGGCCGAGATTGAACGCCGCAAGGAAAATATTGTCATGGGCCACCGTGCCTCTGACTTTGATTTTTCTACCTTCAAACACCATGTCGGAATCATCGAAGGTCTTCGGATGGCTCTTGAGCTTTCCGAGGAGGCCGAAACTATTGTTAACCAACGGAAATAGGGGGTTCTATGCCGTATATGCGAATGGAGCATGAAGTCGATCCGAGAGAAAAACTTCTTAAGGAGCTGGGGGACATCTCTGGGATTGAAATCTTCAACAATCAAATTCTTCTGGCTGTTTATCTGCGGCCTGAGAAGACTAAAAGCGGGTTCTATCTGCCCGACCAAAACCGCGATGAAGACAAGTATCAGTCAAAGATTGGTCTTCTCGTAAAGGCTGGTCCTTCCGCGTTCCAAGACGATAGTGGCGCGTGGTTCAAAGACGCCAATGTGCAGTTGCACGACTGGCTTATCTCTCGTCCGACTGATGGTTGGAGCATTACCATTCATGGCGTTTTGTGCCGGATTGTCGAAGACAATCTTACCAAAGGCCGCGTTCCGCACCCTGATGATGCTTGGTAAGGAGATTGAATATGGCCGACGAAAACGAACAACTTGAAATTCAGCTTGAGGACGCTCCCGTTGAAACGCCTGAAGTTGAAGTTGTTAGTGCAGAATCTCAGAATAAAACTGTTGCTAAGGAAGCAGAAGCGCCTGCAACAGAAGAGAATGACGTTGATCAGGCTATTAAAAACCTAGACCAGCGTCTTAAGAAAGAACGTAAGGCTAGAGAAGAAGCCGAAAAATATGCCCGATACATCGCTGAACAGGCGAACAAGGCATACGAAGAAGTTGGCGAAACGCAGTTTCATCTGGTCGTTAACGCCCTCGAAACTGTCAAAAGAGACAACGAAATCCTGAAAGCTCAACTTGCTGAAGCCAATTCTCTTGGCGATTACAGCAAGGCGGCTGAGATTCAGGAGGCCATGTCTCACAACGCCGTTAAAATTAACCAGCTTGAGACTGGCAAGCGGGAGATGGAAGGGCGTCCAAAGACGCCTGCGTTTACGCCGCCCCCCGTTAGCCCTGCAATTGACCCCATTGAGCAGATCATCGAGGCGGTTTCTAAGCCTTCTGCTGACTGGATTCAGCGCAATCGGCAGTACATCAAGAACGATGTAGACATTCAGGACATGTTTGACGCTCATGCGTCGGCTGTTCGTCGCGGTATCGCCCCCGACACGGATGCCTATTTTCGTTACGTAGAGCAGAAAATGGGAATTCCGGCTGATGGCGGGGAAACTCAGGTCCGCGCAGAGGCTCCTGCGCCTGCAAAAAGGGCTGCGCCGCCGGCTGCTCCCGTCTCTAGAGGCGGAACTGGCACTGGATCGCGTCCCAATGTGGTCAGATTGACCTCTGATGAGGCCGAAATGGCTGAAATGATGGGTATGACCCACCAAGAGTACGCAAAACACAAACTTGAGCTTCAAAAAGCTGGCAGATTGCCGAATTAAAGAGGACAGCTATGACTGAACAGCAAGCAGGAACCCGTCGTCGTGGTCGTCCGCCCCGCTCTTTGGCGGCAAAAGCCCCGATTGCAGAAGAAGCGGCTATCCAAGCCGGTGAAATCCCCTCTGAACGCCCTCCGATGAGGCCCCCTATGCGTGAAGAAGACCCCAGAGCTGCTGCGGCACGCCGTGCGGCTGAAATCCGCGGCCATCTTGGCAATCTGGACGAGGGTGTAGACAAGTTTGCACTGCCGCCAGCGCCTGATGGCTGGACGTATGAGTGGAAACGCCGGGCCGTGTTCGGCAAAGAAGACCATTCTCACATGCTTGCGCTTAAGAGAATGGGCTGGGAGGAAGTTCCCGCTGCTCGTTACCCCGATATGATGCCGGATCAGGGAAATTACGGCACCATTGAGCGTGATGGCATGGTTATGATGATGCGTCCTGCCGTTATTACGGAGGAATTGCGTCAGATTGAGCTTCAGAAGGCTCGCGATCAGGTCCGCTACAAGCAGGAACAGCTTGCCGGCACGCCTGAAGGCGGTCTTGGGCACCGTGACCACGCTCAAGTCAAGCCAAAGATCAATAAGTCCTATGAGGCGATCCCGGTACCCAAAGATTGATTTGAGTTCCTTAATGTGGAGGGCTGCTTTCGGGCGGCCCTTTACTTATTTTCAGCTACATGTATAAAATCTCTTTGAAACCCCTGTGTTTCCTCGACCCCCGTGTGTTGAGCTAAACTTTCCCGGTTCTAAGTCGCCCCGGTGCGCGATGATGAGCCTCCTGTAAGAAGGAGATTCCGTCATGGCGAATACGAATGCGCCTTTCGGTTTCAGCCAGTACAGCGGTAACGGCTCTGCTCCGACGTATGAGCAGGTTCCCGTTCAGATCGCTTATAATGCTTCCGCTATCTTCTACGGCGACCCCGTGGAACCCGATGCGAATGGTCAGGTGATCCGCAGCGACGGCACGATTGCCGCTGCTGGCATTGCTGGCGTTTTCGTTGGCTGCAAGTACCTCTCGGTTTCGCAGAAGCGCACCGTGTGGTCGAACTATTGGCCCGGTTCGGATGTTGCCTCGTCCCAGACGGTCGAAGGCTACATCGTCAATGACCCGAATGCTCGGTTTGTTGTGCAGACCGGCGCTACTGGCGCTACGCAGTCCACCGTCAACCTGAACATCGGCTTCGACATTGGCACTGGCAACACCGCCAACGGCCTGTCGGGCGCGTTCGCTGACGTGACGACTGCTGCCGCTGGCACCACCACCCTTCCCTTCCGAGTTGTTGGCCTCGTCACTGAACCTCCGGGTTCGGCTGGCACTGAGGCTGGTGCGTACAACCGCATCATCGTTGCGTTTAACAACGTGACGACCAAGAACTTCACGGGCATCTAAGAGGAGTAAGGACCAATGGCTGTCAATCTTTCGGCTATTAAAGACCTTCTCCTCCCCGGTCTCCGTGGCGTTGAAGGCAAGTACGAGCAGATTCCGTCTCAGTACGACAAAATCTTCACCAAGCACGACTCGAAGATGGCTCTGGAGCGTACCGCTGAAATGCGTTACCTCGGCCTCGCGCAGTTGAAGACTGAAGGCGGCCAAACCGCTTTCGACAACAATGCTGGTGAGCGTTACGTCTACAATCAGGAGCATACGGAAATTGCTCTTGGCTACGCGATCACCCGCAAGGCCATCGATGACAACCTCTATAAGACCCAGTTCGCTCCGTCGAACCTCGGCCTTATTGAGTCGTTCCAGCAGACCAAGGAAATCTACGGCGCGAACGTGCTTAACACGGCGACGACGTACAACGCCTCGGTCGGCGGTGACGGTGTGGCTCTGGTGTCTGGCTCCCATCCGATTGATGGCGGCACGATCTCCAACTACACGACCAACGAACTGAACGAGTCGACGCTGCTTAACGCGATGATCGCCGTTCGTAGCAACTTCAAGGATCAGGCTGGCCTGAAGGTCTTCGCGCGTGCGCGTAAGCTCATCGTGCCGACCGCCCTTGAGCCGGTGGCGATCCGTCTGACGAAGACGGAACTGCGTCCGGGAACCGCCGACAACGATGTGAATGCGATCATGATGACCTCGGGCGGCCTGCCTGAGTCCTACATGGTCTCGGACTTCCTCACGTCCTCGTCCGCGTGGTTCCTTCTCACGAACATCGACGGCCTGTCGTACATGCAGCGCGTCAAGTTCGAGACCGATATGCAGGTTGATTTTGTGACCGATAACCTTCTGGTTAAGGGTTACGAGCGGTACTCGTTCGGTTACTACAACTGGCGTTCCATCTACGGCGCGTTCCCGTCGTAAAGCCAACAGGGCGGGGGCTACGGCTCCCGCCTTTTATCTAGGCTAACTGATTGCGTTGACCGGCCTAGCGGACGCTGCACAGACAACGCAATCACATCGTGCAGGAGGGCCTTATGGGCGCTACTACGTTTACTGGTCCGATCAAGGCCGGTAACATCCTGAACACGAGCGGCACCACCCTCGGCTCTGACGTTACCAACGTCGGCTATGTGGTGATGGCTCAGTCTTCGGCTGTTACGCAGGCTTCTGGGGCGACCTCAATTGTGATCCCCGCAAACAGCCAGATTCTCTCCATCGATGTCATGGTCACGACCGCTTGGACGGGCGCGGCTACGACGTTTGGTGTTGGAACGACGGTTTCCGCTACGTTCCTTACGGCTGCTGGCGCGCTTGATGGCGCCGCTATCGGC